AAAGTTACCAATATAAGGAAATATATGTTAGAAATAATTATAGCAGCATACGCCATCAGTATAGTCGGTGGTATATTAATACACGCCGCAGGTATTTAACAAGGAACAGATGAATGGTTTTGAAGTATATAAAATCTATTTGGCAATCAAACTCCACTTCACAAGTAAAAACCAGTCTTATGACTTTCATAAGCACAACGGTAGAACAACTGCAAGATTGGAAACATTTACTAAAAGAAGGGATAGGTATTTCTTTCATAAGCTTTCTAAATCTTATAACGATAGCAGCATTGTTAATTACTTCCTTAGCAATTTTGTTTCTAATACTAATTTATGGGTTGGTGACATCATTGGCAAAACTGGTGACGACCATTACAAACAATGGTCAAAGAAAATAGAGGCATTGCATTATTACTATGAACAAGACATTGATTATATATTGGAAAGAAAGATATCCTTTGATGATATCTTTACATCAAAAGATGGTCAACACCCACCGATATTAAAGATGTTTCTGTCAAAAAGAATTAATTTTGAAACTGTTATAATATTAGATGATATATTATCTTTTTCAAAACGACTAAATAAAAATATAAAAGAAACTGTATTGTGGCCTAAACTATACGATAGAATGATAAGATATAAACCATTTCTTACATACAATATTGTAAAATATAAAATGACATTAAAACTAAAACTGAAGGAGATATAATGGCAGAAGGACAGAAAGAAAAGGTAGTTGATTCTACAAAGAACAAAGTAACAATGTTACCAATTACTCTAGGTAGTTTAATTTTAAAATTTGAATTACCCCTTACGACTATTGATGCAATTAATAAATCGTATGATGAAAATTTAAGAAATTTAAGACCACATAATAAACAACTTGCTGGAAAAATTAAAGAAGAAAATCAAGTTACTGATTTGCTAACAGAAGAAATGAAACAAACATTTCTTGCTTGTTTTGGGCAATACCTTAAACAGATTCAGAAACCTTTTTGGGGAGTTAGTCTAGCAAAGGCATGGATAAATGAAATGAGGTCAGGTGAATATAATCCTTTTCACTATCATGTAAGTGAACTAACTGATTTGGGATTATCTTCTGTAATAGTATTAAAAAGACCTAAGACCTATGGTACAGAGATTGTTAATCCAGATGACCACACAAACGGATTTTTAGAATTTGTTGGGGGTAATCAAGACCCACTTGGCTTATCACAATATAGAGTGGATGCTCAAGTAGGAGATTTTTTCATATTTCCATACACCATGTTGCATGGTGTTTATCCGTTTAGAGAAACAGATGAAGTAAGAAGAACATTATCTTACAACTGTGATTTATTAAAACCAAAGATAATTGATTATGTATATCCTGATGGTCAAGCATCAAAAGATAAATTAAAAAAAGAGGAGAAACAATGAACATAGAAGCATTAAGAGAACAATTAAAAACTGATGAAGGTGTAAAATACGAGATATATAAAGACCATCTTGGTTACCCTACATTTGGCATTGGACATTTAATTACAGAAGGTGACCCAGAGCATGGTGAGCCTGATGGAACAGAGATAAGCGAAGATAGAGTAAACGAAGTATTTGAATCAGATGTTTCTAAATTTGTAGATGAAGCAAAAATATTATTTCCTGATTTAGATGACCTACCTGAAATTGCTCAACAAGTAATAGTGAACATGGCATTTAACATGGGTAGACCACGCTTATCTAAATTCAAGAATTTTATTGCTGGTGTAAATGACCGTGATTGGGTGAGAGCAGCAGAAGAAATGATGGACTCTAGATGGGCAGACCAAGTGGGTGCGAGAGCAACACGATTAAGAAACTTAATATTAACATTGGCATAATTATGGATGAAGCAGGAAAATACACAGCACAACATACCGTGATGGAATCAGGTATAGAGATAAGAGAACTCAAACATTTATTGAAAGTATCAGAAGATAAGGTAGAAAAACTACAAGCAGAGATAGAAACATTAAGAGGTATAGTTAGAAATATTGATATTGAGGATCTTTCAACTGATCCAATGCCAGTTATAGATGAGAGAACTTCAGAAGGAGAAGGTCTTACATTGAATTTTGATGATGACTTCGGAATACAATTTTCAGACAAATCCCAACTAGATTCAGATGATGAAGAACCAAATAAAGAAACATATTAGAGTGCTTGACAAAGCTTCTCAAATATGTTATAATAAGATATATGCAAAAGAAAACTAATTATTTTCTTTTTATAGTGCAAGGAAGAGGGTTTCACCAGAGGCTCGAACTTGATTGCTTAGGGGTTGTACCCAGGCATAACTTGGAAAACAAGGGGTGTCAAATTGCCGACAGGCAGAAGTAAGTGGCGTGGTATATAGATGGAATCTTGTCGAAGCGCTTGGGAGTAATTCCATAGTCTCCCCTATGTTCGCATATAAATAATAATGTCGATTAATACAGACACATACAAATATAATTATACAAAGGATATAAAAATATGAATACAAGTATAGCAGCGTTAAAACGCTCAAAGTCAAATCTAGATACTCTAGTCAGCGAACTATCAAAAGTTGCTGAACCTCAAAAACAAAAAAACTCATATGCTGATGATAGATTCTGGAAACCAGAACTAGATAAATCAGGTAATGGTTATGCTGTTTTTCGTTTTTTACCAGCAGTTAAAGATGAAGATTTACCATGGGCAAGATTATGGTCCCATGCATTTCAAGGACCAGGTGGTTGGTTTATTGAAAACAGTTTAACAACACTTGGTAAAAAATGTCCTATTAGTGAATCTAACAGTTTACTATGGAACTCTGGTGTTGAAGCTGATAAAGAGATTGCAAGAAAGAGAAAAAGAAAACTCTCTTATGTTGCAAATATTTTAATCATTAGTGATTCTAAACATCCTGAAAATGAAGGTCAAATAAAATTATATAAATTCGGTAAGAAAATCTTTGATAAGATTACCGAGGCGATGAAACCTGAATTTGAAGATGAGAAACCAATTAACCCATTTGATTTTTGGGAAGGTGCAAACTTTAAACTAAAAATCAGAAAAGTTGATGGTTACTGGAATTATGACAAATCAGAATTTGATAGTCCGTCAGCAGTCAAAGACAATGACGAGGCAATCGAACAAGTTTGGGATAAACAATATCCTTTAAAACCATTTCTTGCATCCGAAAACTTTAAATCATATGATGAGCTAAAAGCGAAACTAGATAAAGTTTTAAGTGGTGTAAGAAGTACTGGCACGGCGGAAGATGTTGCGATCCCACCTGTAACACGAACACCGAGTCCAGTTGTAGCAGAAACAGTAGATACACCTACGCCACAAGTTGATGAAGATAGTGATGAAACATTATCTTACTTTAGTAAGTTGGCAGAGGAAGAGTAATCTCTCCACCTGTTTTCTCTATATTGGGGTTAGGATATGATGTTCTAACCCCTTTTTATATAAATATTAGATTATATTATGATGAAGTTTGAGATATCAAAAACAAAACATAAGGAGTTTTTATGTGGAAATCAATAACGGATGCTATTAGTAATGTAACAACAGTTGCAGTTTCACTAATAGGACTATCAGTTGCTTTAGAAGTTGTATTTGGAGGTCAAGTACCATTTCTTTCTTTAGGTGTTATTAATAACATTTCTGGAATCGTAGCTGACCTAGGATCACAAGGTCTTATTGGACTTATTACCCTAGGAATTTTATGGGCACTTTGGAAAAAGTAGTCTTTTTACTAGAACTTACATTAACAAGGGGTCGTAATGACCCCTTTTTTTGGTCTAACCTACTGTTTGATTATTATAAATAATAGTATATGTTTAAAATATTTTTATCACTTTCGGCAGTAATCATATTGGCTTCTGTATTCTCATCAGCAAAAGGTAGTGAACTCACTTTTGGATTCTCTAATCCTTCTTTTAGTGGGAATGGTCAATCTGCTCACTATCTCACAATTGAGAATATTGAAAAGACAAGACAAGATACCTTAGACGCTAAAAAGGTTGCAGATGCTAAAGCACTAAAAGCAGAATTAGCAGCAACAGCAATAGAAAAATTCAAAACAAATTTAGAAGCAAGATTCTATACTGCTTTGGCAAAACAAATCACAGACGGTGTATTTGGGTCAACAGGTGTAGCAAATCCATCTGGTGCTTATACATCACCTAATGGTGAAGTAGTTAATTGGTATAAGAATACTACAACAGGTACAGTAAATGGTATACCAGCAGAAACAGTTAGAGTTACTATTCTTAAAGATGGTGTAACCACAACAATAGATTATCCATATGCAGATTCAGAATAAGTTAGCTTTATTATTAACAACATTGTTTGTTGTAGGTTGTGCTGGTAATGCAGCAAACTTTGATTTACAAACACAAACAGTAGCATACAAAGAATTAGAAACTATACAGGCACCTGAAGGTGATCCTGTT